GGAGATTATTCCTGTCGTAGATGAGACAAACCCAAACCCTACGGACGCGGCTACCGACGGCAACTAGCCGAGCTGGTAGTCGCGACGGGATGGGCTCCGCAGTTTTACTCTGACAGCTTTGACGCTCGAGACTTGATTACCATTATTAAAGTCCTAGAGAAACAAAACAAAAAGAGGTGACATGGCTGACGGACTAGATACAAAGATCAAGGTCTACGGTCTAAAGGAAGCGATTAAGCAGCTCAACTCCGTAGAACCCGGGCTTCGTAACGAAATTGCAAAAGACTTTAGGAATGTCGCAAAACCTGTCATCAATGACGCGCTCGCACTGATTCCCAACACCGTTCCGCTATCTGGTATGTCTCGCAAATGGACTACGCCTTCAGGCTTCAAGATGCTTCCTTGGGAAGCAGGACGCAAGCAAAAGATCTCCGCCAAAATCAACACTAAAAAGGTCTCGGAGTTTCGTGGACAGATCCGCAATGTCGGCGTCTTTAACATCATCTATTCGGGCTCTACTGGCGCACTCTTTGACATGGCTGCAAGCGGACGGCTTGGTCGTGCACTCTCGGCGCGATACGGCATGCGATCAAGAGTAATGTGGAAAGCAATGGAAAAGAACCAAGGCACAGTCGATTCAGAAATGCGGCGAATTGTTGAGACTGTCATGGACAAAGTTGATCGAAATGTGATCTCGTAATGGCATCAATAAACATTCCAATAATCTCCGAGTTTGACGCTAAAGGAACTTCCAAAGCGGTCAAAGAGTTTCAGTCGCTTGAAGGCGCATCCGCCAAAGCATCTTTTGCTATGAAGAAAGCAGCGCTCCCAGCCGCAGCCGCAATCGCAGGAATCGGAATTGCTTTAGTCGGTGCTACCAAGGCGGCTATGGAAGATCAAGCCGAACAGGTACAGCTTGCGCTTGCTCTTACAAATGTCACTGGGGCAACAGACGAACAAATTAAAGCAACAGAAAACATGATCTCAAAGATGAGTCTCGCGTCAGGCGTAGCGGATTCTGAACTTCGCCCGGCATTCGCTTCACTTGTCAGAGGCACCAAGGACATTGCCACAGCGACCGACGCGCTTGCGCTTGCTCAAGACATCTCGGCAGGATCAGGAAAAGACCTAGCGACCGTTTCCGATGCTCTTGCCAAGGCTTACGGCGGAAACATGAAAGGTCTGCAAGCGTTATCGCCAGAGATTAAAGCCATGATAAAAGACGGTGCATCCCTTGACGATGTGATTAATGTCCTCGGCGGATCGTTCGGTGGAGCATCCGAAGCAGCTGCCGCCACTGCCGAAGGCGGAATGAAGCGTCTAGGAATTGCCTTTGCAGAAACAAAAGAATCAATCGGTGCAGCTCTACTCCCAGCCCTTGAAGCAATACTTCCAAGCCTTATCAAGTTCGGTGAATGGGCACAAAACAACACCGAAGTATTCCTTTTAGTCGCAGGCGCAATCGCTGGAATCTCTGCGGCAATCTTAATCTTTAATACAGCGGTCGGACTTGCCACCGCTATCAACACGGCTTTCGCATTAAGTCTTACCGCCGCCCAACTTGCGAGTGTCGGCTTTTATACTCTTGGCATTGCTGTCTTGATTATTGCATTAGTCGCCCTCTATAAAAAGTTTGACATTGTCCAAAAAATCGTGGACACAGTATTTGAGGCCATGGTCACAGGCGGCAAAGCAGTCTTTGACGGACTCACTACATACTTCAAGGCAATCTTCAACATTTACAAAACACTTTTTAACGGCATTGCCAAACTTTGGAATAACACAGTCGGCAAACTTGAGTTTGAGATCCCCGATTGGATACCACTAATCGGAGGTAAAGGCTTCTCCGTTCCCGAGATCCCTATGCTTGCGGACGGCGGAATCGTGACAGGGCCTACGCTTGCAATGATCGGTGAGCGCGGCCCTGAAGCGGTCATTCCACTATCTGGACGCGGTGGCGGTGGAATGGGTAACTACACGATCAACATCAACGGCGGTCTCGGCTCAAGTGCAGAGATCGGAACAGCTGTCGTGAACGCGATCAGAGCATTTAACAGGCAGAACGGCCCAGCCAACATTGCGGTCGCGTAATGGCAGGCGTAGCGGTAGTTGGATCAGGTAACTATGACCTTGAGATTGATACAGGGTACAACTGGAACGCCTTTTTACTTGACGACGATCCGAAGGGCACGCTCGACTCTACCGATTATGTCCTAGACGGAACCGATCAGTACGCCTCGGTCATGGACGGAACAATTGCTTTAACAGCAAAACGCGGACGCGCTAACACTGGCGACCAGTTCCCCTATGGCACAATGAACTTTACATTAAACGACACTTACGCCGACGGGGTGTTCAACCCTTTTGACACGACCTCACCGTATTACGATCCAAACAACTCTCTACCCGGGCTTGCACCGCTTCGCAAAGTCCGCTTTTCCCGATATGACTCGCTCAATGTCAAAAAGTATTTGTGGGTCGGCTACATCGTGAACTTTGACTACACCTTCACCCTTGGCGGTCTGGACACCGTCAGCGTCACTTGTGCCGACTTCTCCTATCAACTAGGCCAGACCTTCTTAGCTGAATGGAATGTCACAGAGCAGCTCTCAAGCGATCGTTTTGATGACCTGCTGGATCTGCCAGAAGTGGATTATCAGGGCACACGGAGCATCGAGACAGGCGTGGCGACCCTTGGCGGTGCAGCTGCATGGACGGTCGCCAACGGAACCTCGGTCGCAGGGTATGCCAACAAGATTATGGACGCCGAGCAAGGCAGAATCTTTGTGGATCGAGAAGGCACGATCACCTTCCAGCAGCGCATCGGACAAGTCCTAGGAGTGCCTGTAGCGGAGTTCCACGACACCAACCCAGCAACCAAGATCGGCTACAGCGCAATCGACATAGCCTTTCAAGCGGACACAGTCGTCAATCGTGCATCTATTCAGCACGCTGGAGCATCATCGCCACAAGTTGCCGAAGACCTGACCTCGCAAGCGACCTACCTAATCCAAACAACCTCGATTACTGACTCGCTAGTTCATAACGACGCCGCAGCTCTAACACTTGCCACTTACCTTCTTAACGCGAATCCAGAGCCACGCTTCAACTCACTAGGCACCGAGTTCCCCGGCACACCTGCACTTGACCAAGACACACTTGCCTTGCTTGATGTAGGCAGTGTTATCAACATTGAGAAGTCAATTACCACTTCGGAAGGCCCAACCCAGTTCGCCCAAAACTTGACGGTAGAAGGACTTGAGCATCGGCTTACTTTGTCGGCTGGGCACGCGGTCACATACTTCACGGCACCAACCACGATCGTCTATGAGCTGATCTTGGACGACGCTGTATATGGCACACTCGACGAAGACAATGTCCTAGGATAAGGAGCACTATGGCTGACCAAACTTTTACCGCTGGACAAATCCTTACAGCAGCACAGATGACAACCTTGCAATCAAACGCAGGGCTTACACCTATGACACCTTCTTCGGTGAGTGGCACAGGCGTAACCATTGTTGGCAATACGACAACTATTGCGGCAGCAAGTACGGCCTCAATTAACGGCGTTTTTACATCGGCTTACACAAATTATCTTGTCATTTACAATCTGACGGCTGCTACTACTTATATGCGTTTAAGGCTCAAGACGGCTAGTGCAGACATATCAACAAGTTACGGCGCAACGATGGCTTACATTGTGGACAACAGCACAGCTTGGTCATGGCTTAACGCTGGCGCAGTATCATGGAACGCCACCAACTGGCTTATATCAAATGGCGTATCTGGCGTTTATGGTCAAATTATGGTTTTTAACCCAAACCTTGCTGCCAACACTTGGATAGACGGAAGCGCCAACGCTTTTAACTCAACAAACTCTGCAAAATTAACTTTTGGTGGACGCAACGCCGGCACAGATCAAGCAACAGGCCTAACTTTGTTTCCTGATAGCGGAACATTTACAGGCACCGTAACCGTTTACGGCTACCGAAAGTAATGGAAGTATTAACAGCCGCACTAATTGCAGGGGGATTCACTGTGATAGTTGCACTTATCAACCGATCCGACAAGACATCTCGAAGCGAACACGCGGACACACACGCCGCCTTAGGACGCATAGAACAAAAAATTGACGGACACCTACAAAACCATGAATAAACAAATTAAAGCACTCGCCGCTTCATATAGTCGCAGTGTCATAGCCGCAATACTTGCCGTTTATATGACAGGCAACACCTCACCAACCGACCTTGGCAAAGCAGGCATTGCAGCTCTTATTCCGCCAATCATGCGTTGGGCTAATCCTTCCGACAAGGCTTTCGGTCGTGACAATTCCAGCCGATCCTAAAGTTGTAAACAGTCGTCCCTACACAGGGAACTCCGACGGAGCCGCAGCTGGCCCTCGAGCAGGCATGGACGAATGGATCAGGCAAGCGATCAAATACGGTGCAGGCGCTTTCTGGAACAACGGATCTTGGGGCGTTCGCGACATGCGCGGATCAGAGAATCTTTCAGTGCATGCAACAGGTCGCGCAGTAGATCTTTCTTATCGCAAATCTGAAAAGCAACCTAAAGCCAACCGCAAAGGCACAATCGCTTTCATTGACATCGTCACCGCCAACGCCAACGCGCTAGGTCTTGAATGTGTGCTTGATTACTTCCCACAAAGTTTTGGACGCGGCTGGCAGTGCACTCGACAAGCGTGGAGCAAATATTCAAAACCAACAATTCACGGAGCTCCGGGTGGAGACTGGATTCATGTGGAGATCTCGCCTGCTATGGCAGACTCTCCAGCCCTTGTCCGACAAGCCTTTCAGAGAGTGTTCGGCGAAATCCCCCAATAGCGGATACCGATCGC